TTGAAGCTCTTGCTCGCAATTGCGATGCACGACGACAGCGCCAAGGCGCAAACTAGTTTCTTGCATTTTGTCAGGATTGTTTGGCCCGACTTTATCGGTGGATATCACTCTAAAATAATGGCGGAAAAATTTGAACAAATTGCCAATGGTACATTAAAGCGCTTGATCATCAACATGCCACCACGTCACGGCAAGTCCGAGTTTTCATCCTTCCTGTTCCCGGCCTGGTTGATGGGTAAGAAACCAAAAACAAAAATTATTCAAGCAACACACACCGCCGAGCTCTCTTATCGTTTTGGACGTAAGATGAGAAACCTCATGAATGATGGGCTGTATAGAAAAATATTCAAGGGTGTGAATTTGCGCGCGGATTCCAAGGCATCAGGAAGGTGGGACACGAACCACGGCGGGGAATACTTCGGTGCGGGCACCGGCGGCGCGATCACGGGACGTGGCGCGGATCTCCTGATCATTGATGATCCTCATTCAGAGCAGAACATCACGGACAGCGCTTTTGAGAACGCCTTTGAGTGGTACATGTCAGGACCGAGACAGAGACTGCAGCCAGGGGGCGCGATTGTCATCATCATGACGAGGTGGAGCGAGCGCGATCTGACGGCGCGCCTGATGCGACAGCAGGCCGAAGTGAAGGCGGATCAGTGGGAGGTGATTGAGTTTCCCGCACTGCTTCCGAGCGGAAAACCGATCTGGCCTGAATACTGGAAACAAGAGGAACTCGAAAAAATAAAAGCCAACCTGCCCGTCATGTCCTGGGAGGCGCAGTATCAGCAGAACCCGACGAGTGAGGAGGGCGCGATCATCAAGCGCGAATGGTGGAAGAAATGGACGAAGGAAAAAATTCCCGAACTCATTCACGTCATCCAGAGCTACGACACGGCGTATTCCAAGAAGGATTCCGCCGACTTCAGCGCCATATCGACGTGGGGCATTTTCCAAACCGCCGACTACAAGGACAACATTATTTTGCTCGACTGCCAAAAGGATCGTTGGGAGTTTCCGCAACTGAAAAGAATCGCGTTCGAGCAGTACAAGTATTGGGACCCCGACACCATCGTCGTCGAGGCGAAGGCGAGCGGGATGCCCCTCATTCAGGAGTTGCGGCAGAAGGGAATTCCCGTGATGAGCTATTCGCCGTCCAAGGGTCACGACAAGATGACGCGCGTCAACTCCATCGCCCCCGTGTTCGAGAGCGGAATGGTGTGGGCGCCCGACAAGAAATTCTCCGAGGAAATGATTGAAGAGTGCGCGGCTTTCCCTTATGGTGAGCACGATGATTTGGTGGATAGTATGACGCAGGCGATTATGCGCTACCGTCAAGGAAATTTTGTATCACTGAAGGATGACTATGAAGACCCCGTACCCGAATATACACAAGCGCAAGAGTATTACTGATGGCTGTTTACGCAGGTAAAACCAAACTTCCCAAGGGGGATATTTTTGATATGCTTGAAGGTGGCAGGCATATAGGTCCACCTCGTATTTTTTCAGGAGGATTTGACGCGCCCGCGGGACTAGGGATAGCTTACCTCATAGAAAAGTATGGGATTGATGTCATTAAGGACTTATTTAAAAAAGAAACAGGCGAAGAATTAATTCTTCCCGAATCCGTGATCGCGGACACCGATCTCTCGGGCGTGGTTGTCCAATCCAAGAAGGATGATGATGACGAAGTCATTGATGTCCAGGAGGAGGATCTGGAAGTGATGCCACGGACGGACGTGTCCACGGAACCGCCTGAAGATCCTAAAAAACCTGATCCAGACTTAATATTGGAAGGGGCGGAGACAGTGGCGAGGAAACTCGCCGAGGAAGGGACTGAAAAACTTATTAATAAAACCATAGATAAACTGGGAGAAAAATATCAACAGTTGGAGGAAAAGAAAAAACAAGTTCCAAGCGATCCCGATGAACGGGAAAAATTCTATAAAGAGAATGTTGGCAATGTCCAACGGGGCGCGCCAGAAGAAGCAATGCTGAAGGCGACTATGTTCCATTCGGGGGCGCTCTCTGAAACATTAGAGCACATAGGGGATCTGACACACCGAATAACGGAATTTCCTTTTGTCTTTGGAACAACAAAAGAAAAAGTGAGAAAAATGATAAAGGCTCTTGATAGGAGTCGGGAAGTGTGGGGAATGGATATGATGAGTTTCCTCGATGAGCACGAACAAAATATAAAAAATAATCTTAAATATACTAGGAAATTTGAGGGAGATAGGGGTTTATCGGAAGAGGAATACAGAACAAAGCTTAATAATCTTTTAGACAACTATGTAGCCCAGCACGAGAAAATTCCGACCTACAATGAGTTGCAAGAGCACGCCAAACAGGCGGCTATTGCGATGGGCAACTTGGATGTTGACACGGCTCTTCAGCATTTGCGTTTCATTCAAAAGGAAATTGACAAGGGGAAGGAGTCCTTTGAAAAAAAAGCACAGGAATTTTTTATGGATGACGTCGTCGACACAAAAAGTTTTCTAGCGAAGGACAAGAACACCATTCAATACATTGAAGCACTCAACCCGAATAAAATTTTCGGTGAAGTGGATTTGCGCACCATCGACTATTCCAAAAAGAAAGCACCTGTTATTGACTATGAATTTAATCAGAAAACGGTGGACACGGTCGGCGCCAAATCGATCGCGTCCCTTGACAGCCAAGTCAATGTTGATTTACAGGATGTCATTAACCGTCACGGCTTTAAGATGCCCGATGTCAATTTGCTCAATGATGCCTTAAAAGGCAATGCCGATGAACGCTATTGGTGGCAAAAGAGCAGTCAGTGGTTGGATAATTTTCTTGAGGGGCATACCAAGGAAGACAAGGATATGTTCTTCAACATTCTCTCGGTTACCTCGGGCGGTGAAACTCCCAAGGAAAATTTACGATTGGCGATGGGAATCTTCTCGGACTATCTTCTGGGGCAACCGACGCGCATGGGACTAAAAATGCAAGCTAGTTTAAACCAATTCTTTTTAAATCCAGAAAACACGGTGAACACACCCAAGTTCGGAAACTATTCCGATACGTTTAAGTATTTTGCGGGGATCACGGAACGCGCTCCGAACACCGTTAACGATCAATGGGTGGCAACGATCTTCGGGGTGGATCCGCAAGTACTCGCGGCGCAGCCCGAGCTCTACGCCTTGATGACAAAGGCGCAAGCCGATTTGACGGCGGAAGTGAACAAGACGCTTCCCGAAGGACAAGAGTTGCAACCATTTGAATTGGAGTCTTTATTGTGGTCGAAGATCCGACCGAAAGGATCGACGAACTTCGCACAGGTGGGTCCTGAATTGATTAAGCAACTCCAAGAAGAGGGAATGATTTTTAAGGACGGCAAGCTGAATATGGAGGAACTGATGCAACCTTCCTTCGTGGAGAAGTTGCAGAAAACGGTTATCCCCTATCAAGAAGCCTATAAAGCTACCATTGAGGTGGGGAGCTTTAACACCGAGGTGGGAAAAAAGATTAAGCAACTTCTTGATTACTTTCCCGAAGACAAGAAGCTCCACAATGACATTAACAAGATTAACAAATCCATTATCAGGAAATTAATTTTAAAGCAGGATAAAAAACCCTCCTTTATTGAAAATCTCGTCTCTTTAGTGAAGAACAAAAAAACAGATGTTTCTCGTATTCAAATGGGATATGGAACTTTTGAAGGGGACGCCAGCGTCAATATGATTATTCCATTAATCGACACCGATGAAAAAGAGAGAAATTGGATTATTTCGTTTTTGGGAAAAAACCTTACTCAATCCTCAGTGGCGGCTAGTAATTTCAAGACGTTCACGGGTGAAATACCTGACAACCATAAAAACGGAATGACGGCGTGGATCTTTGCCAAAACACGCATTGATGAAAATAAGTTGAAGCAATTAAGTGCTGAAACAGGGTATGGTTTCAATATTAGACCTGTAGCGGGGGGATTTATAGCCGAAATTCTGTCCTTTGATGGTCTTCCTGATAAGGTGAAATTGGAACAAGGGTTAGATAAAGTATTTGGAAAAGAGCTTGATTTCGTGTATAACAAGGCTACTTGGGGTTCTAATTTTGTAGAAGCCGATGGTTATAAGGAGAATTTAGATGAGTTTGAGAGAAGTATCAGCGAAAGAATGGAAAAAGATGGGACTACCAACTTCAACCTCGACTATTTCATTCGGCTTGTCGAAATTGCGCAAGCCGCCGACAAAGAAAGAGACGAGCGATGGCAAAAAGAAATCCTTGATTCAAAAAAAATCATAAATCTTTTAACGAAAAAAAATATTACATTAAAACGCAGAGGTGGTATGATAGAAATACCGCACTTCCATTATGGTGGATTTGTTGATGTGAATAGGTTATAAAAAAGTATGCCGAAAGACAACATAGACAAGAAACTTAATTCTGTCGTAGGCGACGTCATTGAAGAGGCGATAGACACGGAACAACCCGTTGATGTTGAGATTGTTTCAGAGACAGTCGAGATCGACGAAGCGCCACTCGAGGACGATGACTTCTACAAGAATTTAGCGGAGGACATGGACGATACCGAATTGGGAAGACTGTCATCCGACTTGTTGGCGGAATTCCAAAACGACAAGTCCTCGCGCGATGAATGGGAGCATACCTATACGCAGGGATTGAACCTTCTCGGTTTCAAGTACGTGGATCGCACCCGTCCCTTCCAGGGGGCAAGCGGTGTCACCCACCCGCTCTTGGCGGAAGCCGTTACACAATTCAGCTCAACAGCCTACAAGGAACTCATGCCCGCAGACGGGCCGGTCCGTACGCGTGTCGTGGGCGAGGAAACGCCCGAGATTTATCAGCAGTCGCAGCGCGTGAAGGAATTCATGAACTATCAAATTACAACAGTGATGGAGGAGTACACTCCAGAACTCGATCAGATGCTTTTTTATTTGCCGCTCTCAGGATCGACATTTAAAAAAGTCTACTACGATGCGGAGCTAGGGCGCGCGGTATCTAAATTTGTTCCCGCCGAAGATCTCGTGGTGCCCTATACCGCGACCGATTTGGAGTCATGCGAACGCATTACCCATATCGTCAAGCTAACAGACAATGACGTACGCAAGAAACAGGTGAGCGGATTTTACCGCGACGTGGATCTTGTGCCGTATCAACCCAACACCCCAACCTACTCCACCGCCAATGTGACGGATAAGATCCATCAGTTGGAGGGGGTGCAGGCGACGGGGGAAAGTCTGGTTCGAGAATTATTGGAGTTCCATGTTGCCTTGGACTTGGTCGGCTATGAGGACACACAGGAGGACAAGAAGACGGGAATTAAACTGCCCTACCTTGTCACCGTGGACGAACAGTCGGGAACCGTTCTTGCGATCAGACGAAACTATGATGAGGACGATGAGCTCTTCAAAAAGAAACAATATTTTGTTCATTTTAAATTTCTCCCAGGACTTGGATTTTATGGCTTTGGATTAATTCACTTGATCGGCGGATTGTCACGCACCGCGACAACGGCGCTGAGGCAACTGCTTGATGCGGGAACCCTATCGAATTTGCCAGCGGGCTTCAAGGCGCGCGGTCTACGGATCAAGGATGATGACACTCCGTTACAGCCAGGGGAATTCAGGGACGTTGACGCTCCAAGTGGGGAAATTAGGGCGGGCTTACTGCCTCTTCCATACAAGGAACCATCCCAAACATTATTCGCTCTTCTAGGATTTGTCGTGCAAGCGGGACAACGCTTTGCGCAAATTGCGGATATGCAAGTCGGGGACGCCAATCAACAAGCTCCCGTGGGAACCACAATTGCCTTATTGGAACGTGGTTCA